AATTATGATCCAGAAGATCCATACCTGACAGTGGACGAAAAAAAACTAATACCGGTTCTGGTGGAGGCCATCAAAGGACTACTCAGCGAAGTTGACGAGTTGAAAACAATAGTTAAATCTCTTACACAAAGAATTGACCAAAACAATAAAGTATGATGGGACGGAATCATGTTCACATTTGGGTCAACAGTAGTTCACAGCACACACACATGTGACCCTCCATGCCAGCTGGGCTCACACCCCAGCACATGGAACATGTGTGCCAAGCGGCAGCCCCTATGTGAGACACCACCACACACATGTGTATAAATAATCACATGACCACAGGAGGTCAGGGAATCACACATGGCTAAATATCGCATGATCACTCATGAGACACCACACATGCCACATGCACAAGTGTGGTGCATGGATAACACAAAGGCTCACATGCTATAACCATATCCCGTAACATATTCAACCTGGCTCCTGGCGTGAGCACTGGTGGTGTGCTGAACCCCAGTGCTGGCGGCACTGGTTTGTCCACCCTAACTGCCAACAATGTGATCCTGGGTAACGCCACTGGTGCAGTACAATTTGTGGCCCCTGGCACCAACGGTAATGTGCTCACCAGCAACGGCACCACCTGGACAAGTTCCAGTGCTGGCGCAGGCACAAGCGGGTTCAGTGGTGTGAGTGGATACTCAGGCACAGCAGGTGCAGGAGGCACCGCAGGCACAAGTGGATTCTCAGGCGCAAGCGGCACCAGCCGATACAGTGGTACAAGCGGATTCTCAGGCGCAAGTGGCACCAGTGGATTCTCACATGCGCAATTGCTTGGCTACCCATGTTACTTATTGAAAACAGTCAACAACAGCGTCAGACAGGCGCAGCAGTAGAATCATTCAGAAATGAAATGGTTAGAGCTAATGAAACCAACCAACAAGTGTTGTTGGCAACTACAATGAATACAGTTCCTAAAATAATAGAGGGAAATCGATGAGACTCACAATTGTAAAAGACGATTCCATTGTTATTATAAATGGCAATTTTAATAATACTGTTGACCTGTCTGCCTTACCTACAGGATTACACGCTGTTCAATGGTATGAAACTTGGGGCGAAATTGAATGGGTGGATGAAAATGGTAGAGCAATTAAAAATGAAAAAATTGATTCATTGGATGATTACCAATGGGTTATAGATGCTTGGTATGTTAAGAACCAAGAAGTAATCAACAATCCTACACCATCATGGATGCAACAGTATACCTAACAGATGGGCTGTAAAACACTATAAATAACTGTATAGCAGCCCAGCTAGATATCATGCACACAGGAGGTTTGGGAATATTACTATGATTTCTAACCATCAAGCTAAACCCCGTCTTGAACATGGTCCAGTGTGGTCTGTGATATTTAAAAAACTGGATTCCATAATATGACCATTTCACGCAACTTGGCTGACCTTGCCTTAGGTATTGGCAGTTCTGGGATTTTGGGCCCCACCAATGGCGGTACATCTGCAACCACACTGACTGCTAACAATGTGATATTGGGAAACGGAACTACTGCTGTTCAGTTTGTGGCTCCAGGTACCAGCGGCAATGCACTTTTCAGCAACGGCACAACATGGATAGCCTCAAATATAGCTGGGGCAAGTGGATTCTCAGGCACAAGCGGGATAAGCGGATTCAGTGGAGTCTCAGGTACAAGTGGATTCAGTGGCGTAAGTGGTGTAAGTGGTGTAAGTGGCGTAAGTGGCTTCAGTGGCGTAAGTGGCTTCAGTGGCATAGGTATCAGCGGCACAAGTGGCTTCAGTGGACTTGGCAGCGCAGGTGGTGGTGGTGGCTTTAACACAAATAACAATAACGTTATTGGTTTCGCTGTGACTTCCTCACTTTCATCTGTGTATACAGCATCAGCCACAGCAGGCCTACGTTATATTATTTACTCTGTGCATATTACAAATATTGGTACTGCTAGTGCCAATATATCTGGCAGTTTCAACGGTAGTACCTACTCAAGTATTTCATTTGCTCAGTCAGTGCCATTACCAGTGGGTTCCAGTGTGGAACTCTTCAAGATGCCCAAGATCATGCAGCCATCTGATGTGTTGAGACTACAAGCAAGTGCAGATACTACATTGCATGCCACAATCTCGTACGAGACACAAACAAGTTCTGTATTGTTTGGTGCAGGTGTATCCATCACATCAGCCGCAACTTACACTGATTTATACACTGCAACTGGTGTTTGTGTGGTGCAAAGTGTGCTGTTGTCTAACATAGATACAACATACGATGCCAAAGCTCGCGTGGTTTGGACAGATGGGTCTAATAACATTCAGGGTTATTACTGTTACGAATTGGTTATACCGCAAGGCGCTACCGTGGAAGTTATGGAAGCGTCAAAAGGATTACCAAACGGATACAAAGTTAGAGTGTATTGCAGCGTTGCAAACCGTTTACAAGCCATCATTGCTGGTAAGGTGTCGGCGTAAATGAGCGTTAGTACCACAACCACCAAAGGCGTCTGGAAGTTACAAGATGTCAGGGATAACATCTTGAATAACCAGTGGACACAAGCAGGCAATTTATATGGCTGGGGTGTTAACAGTTATGGTGAATTGGGGGTCAATAATATTGTTGCATGTTATGCGTCACCTATTCAAATCCCCAGCAACTCTTGGAACAGTATAGCGGCGGGTGCTCATTCTCTAGCTATAAAAACAGATGGCACTTTATGGACTTGGGGATGTAATATTGGAGGTCAATTGGGTGATAACACCAGAGTATCACGATCTTCACCGGTTCAAATTCCTGGTACCACCTGGAATGACATATCTGCATCAGGACAGTTTTCCTTGGCTAGAAAAACGGATGGAACGTTGTGGTCTTGGGGTAAAGCCTCTGGTGGTAATTTGGGTGACGGTACTGTGGTTAATAAATCTTCACCGGTTCAAATTCCTGGTACCACTTGGAATGACATAGCAGCAGCTGGCGACCCTTACAATACCGGTAATTTTTCTTTAGCTAGAAAAACAGACGGTACGTTATGGGCTTGGGGTTATAATATAGACGGCAATTTAGGTGACAATACTATTGTTAGTAAATCTTCACCGGTTCAAATTCCTGGTACCACGTGGAATGACATAGCAGCAGCAGGTATTGTTAATCAATTTAGTGGCGGTGAGCACTTCTTTTCTTTAGCCAGAAAAACAGACGGTACGTTATGGGCTTGGGGTGATAACTGTGTGGGTCAATTAGGACAAAACACCATTGTGCGTAGATCTTCACCAGTTCAAATTCCTGGCACCACTTGGAATGACATAGCAGCAGGCATGTACATGGGACAATTTTTTGGTGGTAATTTTTCTTTAGCTAGAAAAACAGACGGTACTTTATGGGCTTGGGGAGGTAACGATTGCGGAATGTTGGGAGACGGCACCGTGATTAATAGATCGTTGCCGGTGCAAATTCCTGGTACCACTTGGAGCAGCATATCAGCAGGCTCAGGTGCCGCGGATGGTGGTTTTGGGTTAGCGTTAAAAACAAATGGCACTTTATGGGCTTGGGGATATAACTTTTATGGTCAGTTGGGTGATAACACTTTCATAGATAAATCTTCCCCGATTCAAATCCCAGGCACTTCCTGGAATCGCATAGCCGCAGGCGGTGGTCATTCTTTAGCTATTATATGCATGTAAAGGGGTAAAAATTCCAATGAAATATTTCAAATTCACAATGATCGACGCAAAAACGGGAATTTCCATCAACAGACAAACTCCTGTGGAAGGACCCATTATGCCCCCTATTCACGGCCTGGAAGTGTTGTTTCAGGACACTGCAATCTCGGAATTCTGGTATGGTCGTTCTGGTTCTGAACAAGCTGTTGACGACCCAGAAAATCAAACCTGGGAAATTTCGTTAGCAGAATTTTCTGAAATCATTGCAATCACAATACAACGATCCATCAATAGGATCCGAGATGATCTTTACACAGCAGAAAAACAAGCAAGGGACACCATCCTGGGCAAGTATCATGCCACCGCTTCACTTGCTGGCATATACAAGCATGATCAAGCTGTTGCATATCTAAATGATCCCTCTGTGATGGGGTCAGAGCTGGTTGTGGAAGCTGATGTTCGTGGTGTATCAGTTCATGATTTGGCTTTAAGGATCAAATCCCATCATGAAACATTCAGATTGCAAGAAGCCACAATTGCAGGTATTCGTGGCATGTTACTTGATAGACTGAATGATTATGCTTATAATGGAAGTGCGGATCCTTGGGCTGCTTACCAGGATTATCTGAGACCAGAACAAGTGGGCACAAGATCACAAATGGTTTTCGAAAACGGTGTCATGATAGAGAAACAAATGCCTGTGACTGTGCCTTATCATGGTTATGATATTGTGACCAGATTCACCTACAGGAACTGATCATGACCATCACAGTAAACAAATGTGGCCCCTGGCTGCTTGATGAAGTGTATCAGAAGATCAATGCTGGGAACTACACTTTTAGTTCCAGACTTTATGCTTGGGGATGTAATGCAGCTGGGCAGCTAGGTCAAAATGATACTATCAGTAGGTCCTCACCAGTTCAAATTCCTGGTACTTGGAGTAGTGTAACAGCAGGTTATGGATTTTCGTTTGGTATAAAACCAGATAACACGCTTTGGGCTTGGGGATGTAACACCTACGGACAACTTGGTGATGGTACTGTAATTTCTAAATCATCACCAGTTCAAATTCCAGGATCCACTTGGTGTAAAATTTCATCGGGCGGTGGTGGAAGAACAACTTTAGGATTACAAACAGATGGTACTATGTGGGGTTGGGGATTTAATAATAACGCAGGATCTTGTTTAATACCAGAAGGTTCTGGCTTAACACGTTCTTCACCAACCCAAATTCCAGGTACTACTTGGAATGATATTTGCATGGCGCAATACAATGGGTATGCAAGAAGAACCGACGGGACTCTTTGGGCTTGGGGTGAAGGGACTTATGGTGCTGTGGGAGATAATACTGCTTCATTGAGAAATTCTCCTGTTCAAATTCCAGGTACTACCTGGAATGATATATCAGCAAATGCCACCGGTGGTGCTGGTTCGGCATATGCTAGAAGAACGGATGGTACTTTATGGGCTTGGGGATATAATAATTATGGTCAAGTAGATAGTACTATTACCCAGAGATCTTCACCTATACAAATTCCTGGTACTACCTGGAATGAAGTATCTGCAGGTTCACTTCATGCTTTAGCCAGAAGAACAGATGGTACTCTTTGGGGATGGGGTTATAATGGTTATGGTAATTTAGCTCAAAATAATACCGTGGCTTATTCATCGCCAGTTCAAATTCCCGGAACCACTTGGAATAGCATCGGCAAAGGTGAATTTGGTGTAAATAATTTAGCTACTAAAACCGATGGAACCATGTGGGCATGGGGCTATAATTTGGTTGGTGGTTTAGGTGATGGTACTACTATTAATAGATCATCACCAGTTCAAATTCCCGGTAGTGCATGGATATCTGTTAGTATAGCACAAATTAATGGCTTAGCAATTTCATGCTAACCAATCCATTTCAACATATATCAATCCAGTATAACGCGATCCCGTCACACATTTGTGATTATCTACTGTCAAAGGCGCAAACACCTCTACCTACGACTGTGTTCAACGATGGTCAACAAAAAATCTCTGATTATCGTATAACCAATTCACACCATCTAGATCAAGAAACCATCGACAATATCAAAAACACAGTCGCTAATATACACAAAGATCTTCCGTTCAAATCAACCCTAAAATCAATCGAGACTCCTCAGTTGCTGTCATACTCAACCGACGGCAAATACGACGAGCATAACGATTCGGAAGACTTCATAAATAATAAGCTAACTCGGATTGTTCCTCGTGACATAACCATGATCTTCTACCTAAATGATGATTATGAAGGCGGGGAACTAGAGTTCACAAAACTTCAAATCACTTATAAACCCAAGAAAGGTGACATCATCGCCTTTCCCAGTTATTATGAATATTCGCATCGAGTGCATCCTATCAAACAAGGAACCAGATATGCACTTGTCACATGGATGGAAACGGAGACTAGATTGTATGAGCGAAACACTTGAACCAAATCCCGAATACGAACATCATGGATTCATAATCCTCAGGAATTTTATTCCTGAGTTCATGGCTGATTATTTCAGGAATTATTTAGAGACACTTAGGCTAACCGATAAGATGGAATCAGGTGATGGCCAAGTTTCTCAATCCGATTGCATTTACGGTGATCCTGCACTTGACACATTTATGGCGATGTCGACACCGATTATCTCTAAGGCAATTGGTAGAGCTCTGCTTCCCACATACACCTATTCCAGAATCTACAAACCTGGAGCCACTCTGGATCCACACACAGACAGATCAGAATGTGAACATTCTGTGTCCATCAGTTTTGGGGGAGAGTATGATGCCATTTGGCCCATGTGGTTGATTGACCCTGAAGTGCATGGCAGTCCACATGTGGCTGATCTGTATCCAGGCGACTGTGTGGTGTATAAAGGAACCCAACTAACTCATTGGCGCCAAGAATTTCTGGGTAAGACTCAATACCAAACATTCATGCATTATGTGGATGCAAATGGTGCATTCAAACACAGACTGTATGACACTAGACCCTATCTGGGCATGAGGGCAAGCACCAAGCGATGACTGACATAGCCAAAGAACTATTTGACAAAAAGGACTTTCAGGGTTCACTTCAATACATGACTGAACTTCATGGTCAAGAGGGTTATGATAGAGACGGTCTGAAGTTGAATATGGCTAAATGTTTCTATCATTTACAAAGAGCCGACCTGGCGGAAAAACTGCTGTATCAAATTGCACAACTTGATGATAATGGCATGACTGATCTGGCTTTGTATAAGAATGCTCAGGGTAAGTTTGATGAAGCACACCTCATGTACAAATCCATCCACACACCACAAGCCAGGTTCAATCTGGCTTGGCATCTGTTAAGGGAACACCAGTTTCTGGAAGGCATGCAATTACTAAATTCTGGTAGAGATCTTGGAGTATTCGGTTCGGCTCATCATTATGGTGTGGATTACTCCAGAGTGTACACAGGTGGAAAAGCGAACAAACTGGCAGTGTTGATGGAGGGTGGTCATGGAGATGAATTGATCTTTGCTCGTTGGCTGCCTCATGTGGCTGAATTTTGTAATCACATGCAAGTGTATTGCAGTAAGGGCATGGTTCCGCTTTTTAGACAGTTTGGGTTTGATGCTCATGATCATGATCTGTTCAGGGGGGCTGACTATGATCAGTTTGTGCCCAGCATGGCCATCCCAGTATTGTTCAAACTGGAACATCCCCTGGCAGAGTGTGTGATGCCCTTCCTGCCTTCACACTCTGGCCACACTGGTAAGATTGGCATCAAATATCGTGGTAATCCAGAATTTGAACATGATCAGTTTAGAGAAATTCCCATTGAGATCTTTGAGGGTGTGGAACAATATGGTGAGCTTGTGGACCTACAGCTGGACCACATACTCACAAACAAGGGCATCAAGGTGGGTAAACACATAAACACCTGGGTGGACACTTATAATGTGATTAATCAATTGGATTTGGTGATCACCAGTTGCACCAGTGTGGCTCATCTTTCTGCATCCATGGGTAAATACACCATCATATTGGTGCCCCTGATGTCCTACTTTGTATGGCAGGGTTTACCTTGGTATGGAGAACGTGTGAAGGTCATCAAGCAAAGTGTTTATGGCTCTTGGCAGGAATCCGAACAAGAATTACATAACTTTTTAGGTGGCAAATGTCCGGTACGCTAAAAACTAATGTGTTCACTCTCAACAAAATGTACCAGGTGATCGTGGATGGGTGTATTGGTGTATACAACGCGAAATATGATCCAGGCGAATTGTGGGTTTGGGGATATAATGTGCACGGCGAGTTAGGTGATAACACTACTAATTGTAAATCGTCTCCAGTTCAAATTCCAGGCACTACATGGATTGATATATCTGGTGGAGGAAGTTTTGTGGGTTTTTCTTTAGCCAGAAAAACAGATGGTACTTTATGGTCTTGGGGTACAAATGGAACGGGTCAGTTAGGTGATGGAACTATCCTAAGGAAATCTTCACCAGTCCAAATTCCTGGCACTACTTGGAATGATATAGCAGCAGGTAGTACCCATTCTTTAGCCAGAAAAACAGATGGCACTCTATGGGCTTGGGGCGCTGGCGGCGCATTAGGCGATAATACTATCGTTAGCAAATCATCACCTGTCCAAGTACCTGGCACTACTTGGAATGATATAGCAGCAGGCACTGGTTTTTCTTTAGCCAGAAAAACAGATGGTACTTTATGGGCTTGGGGATCTAATAGTTTTGGTGGATTAGGCGATAATACTATCGTTAGCAAATCATCACCTGTCCAAGTACCTGGTACCACCTGGAATGATATAGCGGCTCTTGGATATTCACTGGCCAGGCAAACTGATGGTACTTTATGGGCTTGGGGAATTAATCAATACGGTCAGTTAGGAGATAGTACAGTTATTAGCAAATCTTCACCTGTTCAAATTCCTGGCACTACTTGGAATGATATAGCAGCAGGCACTAGTTATTCTTTAGCCAGAAAAACAGATGGTACTTTATGGGCTTGGGGAGTTAATGCTTATGGTACATTAGGTGATGGAACTACCAACTGGAGATCATCGCCAGTTCAAATTCCTGGCACTACTTGGAATGATATAGCGGCAGCAGTATCTGGCGATATTGCATATGCACTAGCCAGAAGAACTGATGGTACTCTATGGGCTTGGGGTGATAACAGTTGGGGTCAGTTAGGAGATAGTACGGTTATTAGCAAAAGTTCACCAGTTCAAATTCCTGGCACCAACTGGAATGATATATCAGCTGGTTATGCTCATGCTTTAGCTCGTAAAGTTGTATAATGATCTCTCTACATAATTCGTATGAAACGTTAATTGAATCCACTTACATCATTACTCTACCAAAAAATCCCATAAGTGTGCAATTGACCGACAGATGCATCACATCACTCAATCAAGTTCAACAGCCATACACCCTATGGGAAGGATTTGATGGCACTCAATCCACGTTAGAGATACCACACCATCTCAAAAACAAGTCACACATTCTGTTCCCAAAACTGGTGTTCACCGAACTTTCCCATGCTCAGCAGGGTTGTTTCCTGAGTCATTATTCTCTTTGGTGTCATTGTTTAGAGATTGACCAACCCATCACCATCCTGGAACATGATGCTGTGATGATCAAACCATACACAAAACATGCGCTGTATAATTCCATCATCTACCTGGGATCCTGGGAACAATACAATGGTGAGCCCATTTATGCCACTCCTCCGCATGCCTCTGACTATCAAGGACATTTGAGATCACTTTGCAGATCACATGCTTATTCCATCGATCCTGCGGTGGCCAGACATTTAGTTTCATACACCATCAGAAATGGCTTGATAAATAGTTTGGACATGATGATCAGAGCAGATCTGTTCCCCATGGCCATGTTTGATCTTTATGCGTTTGACGCACCTGCACCTTCCACAATTGCGAGAAATAATAATGAACAACCAGTTACGTGATCTTTATGTGGACTTTCAAATTGCAGATTTTGATGATGATCTGATTGCAATTTGTGTCAGAACAGTTAATATATTGAAATGGGGATTCCAGGAGGCATCAGAGGGTGAATTTGAACCAGCTCAAAATGAATGGCCAAGCAGGTTTTTTAAACTTCAGCCCCATTTTCCCTCCATGAAAAACAGAAAGTCATGCAGACAAGCATTGGATTATGCAATGAAACTTGAACAGGAACATGAAGTCAGGGTAGTCAATATCATGACCACCATGATTGCCATCACCTATGTGTACCATTTACCAACTGTAGGTCTGTATGACGCAGCCAAAAATAACATGGAGTTCGGTAGGAAAGAGGCTGAACTCATGCTGATTGAAGACAAGATGAGCACTAACTGGATCAAAGAACCTTCCCATAGAGATTTTTCAAATATCCTTCTATGACAAGAAAATGCATTCATGTGGTCCGAATTGGCAATTATTTGCCTGAGCTCTGGGCAATCACTTATCCTAATATCAAGACATACGCCGATAGAATCAGAAGTGATCTAAACATAATCACAACTAGAAAATACCCTTTATGGAATGTGTTATATGAAAAGATGCAGGTTTATGAATACGGCATAAACTATGATCACAACTTCCTGCTAGACATGGATGTTTTGATCCACCACCAATTTCCAGACTTCTCTACTATCTGTAATAAGTATCATGTGGGTTTCAATGACAACTTTTTTGCCACTGATTACTTTGATACCCGCAATCCATACTTTGAACGTGATGGCAGAAATGTGGGTATAGCATCAAATGCTGTGATCACTTGTAGGCACACTCATGATCTTTGGTGCCCACTGCCATATGATCACGAACAAGTCAAACAGTATCTACTTCATTCAAGAAGCGGAGTTGACGAATTCGCTTTGTCGTTTAATCTAGCTAGATATGGTTTGAAGTACAACGGCATCACCTGGGAAGATTGGCAACGTTATTACTTTGTGCATCTGGGCACAGGTGAAAATCCCATCAGTCAAGCTAACATGATCTTATCAAAATGGAAAAGTGAATGAGAAACACCACCTTTATGCTGACTGGAGGCGCAGGTCGAATTATTTGTGCAATCCCGGTTTTGGAAAAATATCATCGGTTGAATCCCAATGACAATTTCAAAGTGATTGTGCATGGATGGGAGCATTTATACTGGAATCATCCCTTGCTTCAGCAAAGAACATTTGGGGTTGGCCAGAAAGGCATGTTTGACCTATTGATCAAAGATAATAATTTGGTCTCCCCAGAACCATATTTTCGTTGGTCATATTACAATCAAAAAAAGTCCATGATTGAGGCTTTTGACGAAGAGATCAATCACACAGACGATCATGGTGACTTGTTGCCGCCAAAACTTTACTGTCATAATAATGAAATTGAGACTGCTAGAACCATGATTCAGCAAGCTCTGGACATGAAGAAAAAGAAAAAGTTCATAGTGTATCAGCCGTATGGTAGCGGCATCCAAGTTGTGAACAACAGGCCCATGGATGCATCATCCAGAAGTCTGGATGTGGATCATGCACTGAAGCTGGGCAGATTATTATCTCAAGATGCAGTGGTCTTATACTTTGGTCCTAGCGAATACATTCATCCCCAGGATGATTTCATGCTGAATGCTAAGAACATACCAAATGTGGATCTGAGATTTTACATGGCCATGATTTCACAATGTGATTATTTTGTGGGGTGTGATTCTGTGGGTCAGCACATGGCAAGGGCGTTTGGAAAACCAGGCACTGTGATTTTGGGATCCACATTTGCTCAGAATGTTTCTTACCCAGACTGGTTCAACATCTATAAGAAACAAGGAATGACCATATACAATCCCATGCGAATATCCGGACCAGACTCTGAATTTGCTGATAGGCTCAATCATGACTCCATGACCTTCACAGATGAACAACTGAATGAAATTTACAGGACTTGCAAATGACCAATTATAATTTCTTCCAATTCCACGATTTTATTAAGGGTAGTGTTACATCCATTATAGATATAATCGGCGTACCACAAACAGTGATTGAGATTGGAGTGTTCTACGGGCATTTCACTTTCAACATGGTGGAGAGTACTGCTTGTCTAAATCCAACGTATCGTCATTATGCTATTGATCCTTACGGATACTCACACGATCTAGAAGATGCAGACATCAAAAAAGCATACGATGCATTCACTCATAACTTGTCAATATGTCCTTACAAATCTAATGTGGAGTTCATGAGACAAAACTCTACCCCTGCGTTGTTAGAGTTATTGTACAGAAAAGTCAAAGCGGATTTGATCTATATTGACGGAGATCATAGAGCTTCGGGGGTTCTAAAAGATCTTGTTCTTTCCTGGGAATTATTAAAAGTGGGCGGTGCTATCTTATGTGATGACTCTCACACATGGGTATACACAGACAAGAATAGAGAAAAGCCTGTGCAGATGTCACCCAAACTGGCAATAGACAATTTCATTCATTGTAACTGGGATAAACTGGAACCCATTCTGTTACCCAATGGTTATCAAACAGCATTTATTAAGAGAGCAGACTGACCGTCTGTAAACTGGATGTCGGAATAGGCTCACCAATCTGTTAATCAGTCATTTAGTGACAATGTTATGCGATCCTTATGGGATATTAACATGTTTGTGTGTTATTTGAGTCTGGTCTATTGAAAGGTTTAGATTTAGATCCTATAATGTGATCATGACCCATACCTTCAAATATTCCATCATCATACCCACCTATAATCACTGTGATGATTTGCTCAAACCTTGCATAGACAGTGTGATAGCATACAGCCGTATGACTGATGTGGAACTGGTTATCAGCGCCAATGGCTGCACAGACAACACCAGAGCATATCTGGACCAACTAAAAGCTCAATTTGAAAACATGGGTTTTGGTGATCATTTGACAGTGGTGTGGCACGATGAACCACTGGGTTTTAGTCGTGCTGTGAATGCAGGAATAAAAGCAAGCTCTGGTGCTCGTGTGCTATTGTTGAACAACGATGTCATACTGCTGCATCAACCACGTAACACATGGTTGAACAGACTGAATGCACCTTTTGAATCAGACTCCACTGTGGGTATTACCACCACACTCATGTTGCACTCTCCGCAAACTGGCAGAGACTTTGCAGTGTTTTTCTGTACCCTGATTGATCAGAGACTGATTGAGCAGATTGGCATGTTGAACGAAGCATATGGTGTGGGTGCAGGAGAAGATACCGAATACTGTTTCATGGCAGAAGAGGCAGGTTGGCGTGTGGTGGGTGTAGCCAAAACCAGATATGAACCCAGCATTGGCACCAACGCTAGTGACTTCCCCATCTGGCACAAAGCAGAAGGCACCATGCATGATCCCATATTGGTGCCCAACTGGACAGAGCTGTTCAACAACAACACCATCATGCTACAAGAAAAGTTCACTCCTGATTATTTGGTACAATCTCCCCAGGAAATTGCAGAAAAGTTTCCTCAGCTGTTGATTCCCGATGCTGAAACTCCTGCATTGTTTGCAGAGGTGTTCACAAACAATTCATACCACTTGAGCCTGGGTCATGTGCGCAATAAAGAGGTGATTGATATAGGTGCTAATGTGGGATTTTTTAGTGTGGCGGCAGCAGCACTGGGAGCAAGCAGAGTTTGGGCTTATGAACCTGTGAGTGTGACTCACGACAAATTGTTGAACAGTGTGAATACCACCGGACTTTCACATAAAATCAAATGCCACAAACAAGCAGTCATGGGCTTGCCCACACCACCATTGATGATGGGGTTGCATGATCTTCATGGTAGTAACAGTGTGTACAAACAAAGTGAGCAATCTGAACTGGTTCCAGTGACCACATTGACTGATATCATGAAACAAACATTCAGTCACAATGTGATCCTAAAACTGGATTGTGAAGGCGCAGAATTCGACATCATACTGGATACTGCTCCTGAAGTGTTTGATCGCATCAAATGCATACATTTGGAAATTCACACCAACCTGCATCCTGTGCATAAAACTAGAGAAGTAATCACAGACAGACTGTTACAGTTGGGATTCAAACGTGTACACAGTCACAATATAGGCATTTATTGGTACAATGCCCAAGGAGAAGTAGTTAGTTGGACACCTGGTCATTATTTTGTGGAAATGTGGCAGAAGTGAACAAGAATAATCAATACCCATGAAATATTCCATATTGATCCCCACTTACAACCATTGCGCAGATTTACTAAAACCTTGTGTGGATTCCATACTCACTTATACTAACATGACCAATGTGGAACTCATCATCAGTGCAAATGGCTGTGTGGACAACACATGGAGTTATTTGCATGATTTGGATAACCGATTCCGTCAAGTGGGCATGCAAAACCACTTCAAATACACATGGTCAGATTCACCTTTGGGATACAGCGGGGCCAACAATAAAGCTATTCCCATGGCCACAACTGACAAAATTGTGCTATTGAACAATGATTGTGTACTATTACATCAAACACGTGATCATTGGCTCAATCTGCTGCATGCCCCATTCACCCAGAACACACTCACAGGGATATCTGGTGTGGTGAAAAGTCATGAACAAATTGTGAACAGAGATTTTTTGTTATTCTTTTGTGTGATGATTGATCGCAAAGTGTTTGATCGTATAGGGTTATTGAACGAGACATATCAAGTGGGCGGATGTGAAGATGTGGAGTTCTGTATTGAGGCAGAAGAAGCAGGATTCATCGTGACCACATGTGACCATGGTTTGCATACTACTACACAAGCAGGAGTATGGAGCGGTGAATTCCCACTCTACCACAAAGGTCAAGGCACCATATATGATGCTCAACTGGTTCCTGATTATGCACAAGCACAATCACATAACAATGCCCAACTAAAACACAAATATAATACCTGACCCTAACACCAAGGATTCATAGTGAAATATTCCATAATTATCCCCACCTTCAATCATTGTGATGATTTGTTAAAGCCATGTATAGATAGTATTCTTGCACACACTCACATGGATCAAGTGGAACTAATCATTTGTGCAAATGGGTGCACAGACAACACTTCATATTATTTGAACAGATTGGCACACCAATTTGAAAGTTTGGGGTTTCATGACCATTTCAAAGTGATCACACATGACGCACCATTGGGCTTTGCAAAGGCCTGTAATGCTGGTATCAGAGCATCTCAGGGCGATAGAGTAGTGTTGTTGAACAACGATTGTGTGTTGCTGCCCCAATCCACCCACGACTGGCTAAATCTGTTGAATGCACCCTTTGAATCACAGAATGACGTAGGTATCACATGCATACTCAAATTATTCAGTGAGCAGACACAACGAGATTTCGCAGTGTTCTTTTGTGTGATGATTGACCGCAACGTGATCAACAAAGTGGGTCCGTTAAACGAGGATTATCAAGTGGGTGGTGGGGAGGACATGGAATACTGCTGGGTCACTGAACAAGCAGGATTTCAGATTGTGAATGTGGACCAAACACATTATACAGGCACCACTAACACAGGCTCATTCCCATTGTACCATAAAGCAGAAGGCACCATGCATGATGCAAATTTGGTTCCGGAATGGACATCCATCTTTGAGCACAATCTGAATAAACTGGCAGTCAAAGTGTCACAGCAAGTTAAACCCCCTGTGGTGCCTGTAACAAAAGCTGTCTCTCACACAGATGTGGCCACACAGTATGATTGGCTACAACATGTGAACAAGGAGAGTGCGGCACTGTACAAAGAAGTAATTCTAGAAAACACTTATCAGGTCACACCGGATCAATTTCGAGACACAAGTGTGATTGATGTGGGCGCCAATTTGGGCATGTTTAGTATATTGGCAGCAGGGTTGGGTGCCCCACAAGTGATCAGTTGTGAGCCTGTGGGTGGCACCTATGACATATTGTGTAATAATTTACACAGAGCACACATGAACTCAGTTGTACAACCCATAAAAGCTGCAATTGTGGGTGTCTCACAAGGACCAGTCACAATGGGCATTAACACAGACAGCAACATGAACAGTTTGTATAAACCAGGTGAATATTCTGAGTTAGTGCCCACAGTGAGCTTGAAACAATTGATACAAATGACCACACAGCCACATGTGTTTTTGAAAATGGATTGTGAAGGTGCAGAGTATGACATACTCATGGACAGTGAAGATCATGTGTTTGAAAAAATCACACATGTGGCAGTTGAGATTCATGGAGACATGCATCCCACACACAAGGGCCTTGAGATTGCACAACACAGACTGAGCATGCTGGGTTTCACATGCACCAGCACACTACCGTTCGGTATTTGGTGGTGTGATCACACAGGTGCCCCTGTCAAGTTTGACCCCCTGAACATCACCATTGAGACTTGGAAAAAATAATGGCACCACATGTATTATGCTCCATAAGCACCAAAGGCAGGTACAACACCACATTACCTTTGGCCATACAAAGTGTGGCCATGCAGACCAGAGTACCTGATCATTTGATTGTGTATGATGACAATGAGGATGCAATAGATCCTAGGTCTGTACCTGTTTATGATAATCTGTTCAAAATCATGAGTGCCAGAGGCATCAGTTGGGAATGGATATGGGCAGGTAAAAAAGGTCAACATCACAATCATCAGATGGCCAACCAAAAGGCGTCTGAATGGGTGTGGAGGGTGGATGATGACAACCAAGCTGAACCACAAGTGTTGGAAACCTTATTGCAACATGTGAATGATAAAGTGGGCGGTGTGGCAGTTGCATGCTTAACACCCAGTTGGGATCAATCACCGCGTGTGGCCACAGGATTGATAGATCGTATAGATGCTGAACCCAACATACAGTGGGGCAGAATTTTAAACAAACAACAAGTGGAACACTTGCATTGCTCTTTCTTGTACAGAGCTGGTGTGTGTGACTACAATTTGTCATTGAGTAGAGTGGCCCACAGAGAGGAAACATTGTTCAGCTGGCAGTTGCATCAAAAAGGCTACCAGTTATGGGTGGTGCCTGGACCAGTCACCTGGCACATGAAACTGGATGAAGGTGGTATACGCTCACAAGATCAGGCAGCTCTTTATGAAGCAGACAATCACATATTTCACAGTTATACCCAAACTAAAAATCGCACTGTGGTGGTACTGGATAATGGCATGGGTGACCATATTGTGTTTAAGAGACTGTTACCCATGCTCAAAGACCCTGTGGTGTATTCATGTTATCCGGACATCATACCAGGGGCCAGCATACAAGAAGCCAAGAACCGGTTTGGTAGCCTGGATGAATGGAACATTTATAAAAAGATGCATGAATGGGGCTGGGACAAAAGCCTGGAATCTGCTTACAAAAAAATGTATGGAATCAAATCATGATTGTGATAAGTGCCTGGGCCAAACAATTACCTGATAACCATGTTAACCCAAAAAACTATCCTTGGTGGCCAGAACTTATAAGCAAGTTACCACAGCCCATTGTGCAAGTGGGTCTGCCAGGTGAAACACAACTGGTGCCCGATTTCCAATGTGGCCTAAGTCTGGAAGATTTGGCATCACTCATTCAGGAATGTGACTTTTGGATCAGCTGTGACTCCTTTGTGCAGCATTATGCATGGGACTTGGGTAAGCCTGGTGTGGTGCTGTGGGGACCCAGTGATCCCATAATTTATGGACATCCAGAAAACATGAACATCACAAAAGGTAGGGAGTTTCAATCAAAAGAGCAATTTCTCATGTGGCATTTGATTGAAAATAGAACAGACTGGTGGCACACACCTGATCATATCATATACATGATCAAACAGAAATACAATTGGTGATCATGACCACCTAAATATTGATTATGAATAGTTGGATCAAACTCACAGTTGCAAAAAAACTGGATGCACAGAATAGAAAACTTTGGTACAAGTGTGTGCAACAAAATACCCCTTCAGGATTGTTGCATCATACTCAACTGCCTGATCAACATGATGTGAAATCCACCAGTTACTATCACAAAAGTCTACCGTCTGGTGCTCAAACTTATGTGATACCATTAGTAAGAGATCTGGTACATCATGAAGTTTACAAGATCTCCCATGCTTGGGACGCATGTTTTCCTCACACAGACTTTGTGATAGACTACAGTCAGCCAGCTGATCATACTGTGCCCATCACACATGCAGACATACCTGAACATAAAATTGCACAAGTCATGGATGCATGGTGTAAAGCGCAACATAACACATGGATGCAGGACAAGCTGGAAAAAGGATGGTCATATGGCACACATTTGAGTGTCAAAAACAAGACACATCCCTGGTTACAGCCTTGGGAAAGTTTACCACCGCAAGCTCAATCTCCCCACATGCAAGCTGTCAAAGATTTACTCAAAATCTTAACGGAATTTGGATACAGTATCAAACAAAAACTTGACGCATAACGATTTTTTTTTACATTAATCTACCCTTAATATAGTGTGCAAGCATATAAAAAAGTACTTGACGTGTATTCCGTATATGTTATCATGCACACATGATGGAGGAACACAGCATGCAGTTTCCAGAAGTGGGTACCCAAGTTGAGGTGGAAATTGACACTCAGCAGGCACACAATGCCATGGCCCCAGATTCCAAACATCGTTGCGGCCCCACAACTGTGCTGAAGGGCATGGTTGTAGCACGGTTCACCTGGATGAAAGAATATTTCACTATTGTGAACAGCCAGACCAAGGCCCACAATTTTATTGCCCCTCACTTGATTATGAGCATCAACAAGCAGAAATTTGATAAACCCTTACCCACACAGGACAAGGTGGTCCGGATCAAAAGCAGCAACGGCAAGGACACATACACTGTTACACGTAACGGCATCACCAACAAATGGAGCTGCGATTGCCCTGGGCATGTGTTCAAGAAAAAATGTAAACATACTGTGGAAGCGCAAGCTGCTTAATGTGTTGACATTTGATGCGCATGTGCTATTATGTGTGTATGACAGAAAATCCAGCCAAGAACCACCCACTAGTGCAGGCGGCTATTGAATTTGCTACGGCTGCTCATGAATCTATTGGGCAACGTCGCAAGTATAGCGATGAGCCATATATTGTGCATCCGCTGCATGTGATGGATCTGCTCTTGGCACATGCTGTGAATGCTGTCACTCCTGAAATGTTGGCTGCGGCTGCTCTGCATGATACGGTGGAAGATACGCCCATCACCATGGAGCAGATTCAGGATGAGTTTGGTGCCCAAGTGGCTGACCTGGTATCAGATCTTACTGATGTGTCTGTGCCGTCAGATGGTCCGCGTCGTGTGAGAAAGGCAATTGATCTTGTGCACACTGCGGGTGCCTCTGCTCAAGCTCACACAATTAAATGTGCGGACATTGTATCCAATGCTCCAAGCATAACTGAACACAATCCAGGCTTTGCTCGCAAGTGGCTTGCAGAAGCAGCAGCCATCCTTGCAGTTTGTTCAGATGCAGATCCTGGTGTGCTCGCAGAAGCGCAACGTGTGGTGCAGGAGTGTTTGAACAGTTCGTGGCTCTCCTGCACAGTGATGACCATGAGTATCACAACGCTTTGATACCCATAACAGTATGTGGATAATCTGTTGACACATATGCAACTCATGTTATAATTAGGCATTGGAATGGAGTCCACATCATGAATAATGCAGCGCAAGTCATACAAGCGTTGGAGGCCACCAACAGCAGGTTGGACAAAGAACAAATCATCCAGCAAGCGTTTGATGCAGGTTGTGCTGAGTTCTTTGAGGGTGCTCGCATGGCGCTGGATGTTTTAACCACATACGGCGTCAAGCAGCTTCCAGAATCAGAGGCTGCATCAGGCACCATGACATGGGATCAGTTTAAACATTTGGCTGATCAGTTGGCCACTCGCAAACTATCAGGCAATGCTGCAAGAGCTGCTATCACATTGGCAGCCAACAATACATCGGCTGTGGTATGGAACACATGGTATCGCCGCATACTTTTGCAAGATCTAAAGTGTGGTACGTCTGAGAAGACCATCAACACTGTGCTCAGTCGTAATGGCAAGGCAGGTAAGGCATGGGAAGTGCCAGTGTTTAGTTGCCAGCTAGCCAAGCCTGCAGATGACCATCCCAAAAAGATGGTGGGAATAAAGCTGGTGGATCGCAAGTATGACGGTGTAAGGCTGTTGACTGTGATTCAGAAGAGTGGAGTAGTTCAGCAGTTTACTCGCAACGGTATCCAGAACAAGAACTTTCAACACATCTGTGACATGCTGAGTGCCCTTGTACCAGACTTGGCAGAGGACATGGTGCTGGATGGTGAGATAATCAGTGCAAACTTCCAGGCACTCATGACACAGGTGAACCGCAAGGGTGATGTAGACACTTCAGACAGCCGGCTCATGCTGTTTGATCTTATTCCGCTTAAGGCGTTCCGCACAGGTGAGCACAAGGTGGGTCAGATGGTGCGTCACAAGAGCCTTTGTGCACTTGAGACTCGTTTGGCGGAACTCACTCAAGGCGTGGTGGCTGTGGAGCCCAAGCTGGAGGTCAACCTGGACACTGTGGAAGGACAAGTTGCACTGCAACTGTTCAACCGTGAGGTGTTGGCAGAGGGCTTGGAAGGGGTCATGATCAAGGACCCTCATGCATCATACAAAACCAAGCGATCAGATGCCTGGTTGAAGATCAAGCCATTCATTACAACAGACCTGGAAATTGTTGCAGTGGAAGAGGGTGAAGGCAAGTTTGTGGGCACCCTGGGGGCACTGGTGTGTGAAGGTGAAGACCAAGGTCGCAAGATCCGTGTGAACGTGGGCTCAGGGTTTTCCGAAGCTCAGCGTACAGAAATTTGGGCCAATCGCTCACACATGATGGGTCGTGTGGTGGAGATCAAGGGTGATGCACTCACCATGGATCAAAATCAAGACACCTGGAGTTTGCGCTTCCCAGTGTTCATGCAGTTTCGAGGATTCACCGCACACGAGAAGATCTAGTGCAGGTTCTGGTACAAACCTGGCAAGTGGGTGCACATCATGCATTTTATTGTGTGAACAAACACATAAAGGCACAAATTGTGCACATGTGTCGCACCCAGTTGGGACGCAGTCATGGTGAGCTAAGTGCATGGTGTGTGAGTCATCGTGCACACCCAGAGATTGACTTGCTAAATCCCAGGCTGCAATTTTATAGCAAGATTCCTGTTGTGATGGTGAGGGACGTCAACATGGTCACGCAATTAAAATTGATGTTCACCTGAACAGGGCCCGTGTATGGTAGACACAAGTGCATCATATGTTACTATGAATCACAAAACAAGGATATCACTGTGGACAAGCGTATAGGCTATTGTTGTAAACTGCTAACTGAGCAGACGTTTGACAACAAAAAGGCTGCTGTGGCCTGGCAAGAGGCACACAATGGTAAGAGCACCACAGTGGCTTATCTGGACAAGCTGTCCTATGTGCAAGCTGTGGAAAAGGTGCGTGGTATCATTGCACACAATCAGCAGGCCCTCATGCGCCAATTTCAAATTGTCTCCACTTGGCCCCAAGCTCTGCACATGGTGAGGTTGGGCAGTGAGCAGATGCCTGTGAGGACCTTTCCCAAGTACAAAGGCATATATGACGAGCCTGTGATCCGTGCACAGCAATCTGAATGGCAGCTGGTGGGTGACCTGGCTCGCAAATTGGATCTGCGCTTGAGTTTACATCCTGGGCCATACACCATCATAACTTCTGACAATGCAGATGTTGTGTCTCGGGCTATTGAGGATCTGGATTATCATGCAGAGCTGTTTGAGCTCATGGGTTATGATGCCACAGACCAACGACAGGAAATCAACATTCATGGTGGCCCCAAGTGTACAGACTTTGCACACCGTTTCACACATGCATTTTCCAGATTGAGCAAACATTGCCAACAGTGGCTGAGTTTGGAGAATGATGAGTTCAGCCACTGTGTGGACGACCTGCTGTGTGTGAGTCATATGGTAAAGATTTGCATGGACATCAACCATTATTGGATTCACACAGGTGAGCACATGGAACCTGATGATACACGCATTCCACAAATTGTGGATTCATGGCGAGGAGTGAGGCCCGAAATGCACATTGCATGGCCTGCGGAAATTTACATGAAACACCACGCCCCTGATCAGCTGCCGGACATGGACACATTACTCACAGAAGGTCATAAAAAGACCAAACTGCGAGCACACAGTGATTATGCATGGATTCCGGCCGTAACAGACCATGTGCTTCAGTTTTGGGATCAGTTTGATTTGTGTGTGGAAGCCAAAATGAAAAACTTGGCTTCACAGCAAGTTTATTCACGTGCATGTGAGTTGGGTTTGACATAAATTAAACTATAGTATTAAATATGCTACTCATAACACGTGAAGGAACTAAATCTATGACTTGTGAACCATTTTGGGGTTACCACCTCACAATTGACGCTAAAGCATGCAAGATAGAGTCTGCCAGAGATGGTGAACTTATTGCTCGCTTCCTCAAACATCTGGTTGTTGAGATTGATATGATTGCTCATGGTTCGCCTCAAGTGGTCCATTTTGGTGAGGACAATAAGACTGGCTGGACTGGCGTTCAGCTGATTACTACCTCCAATATTATTGGTCACTGGTGCGATGAAAGTGGGGACGCCTACTTCGATGTGTTTTCTTGCAAGACTTATGACACACAAAAGGTTGTGGATCTGTTTAACAAGTATTTCGAGCCAGAACGTATCAGGACCAACTTCCTCACTCGCCAGGCATAATTACCATGATGGAGGATGACTATTTGATCATCCTCCATCCAGATGGTTTGTTTTTAGTTACACGTTTTATCCTATTAAATTTACCTGGAGATAAGCTCCATTGCTCTTCAAAATGGCGGCGAGTTCCTGATACTTCCCCGTGTTTGGGGTGGTATAAGGTATAGGTGGTCAAATCCTCTTTTCTCTTTTTAGGCCCTCTGTATATTTTACTCTTACCTTTGATATAACCTTCAGGTATCGGAGTATCTATAACATGCTGTTTATCTATTGAGCCATTTGTTATCCAGTACCATTTGGTTGATCGTATCTGTCTTGGTTTTTTAGCGGGCAGCAACACCCTACCTTTGCTCCAGCCTTCAGGAACATTTTCATAAGATCTAAACTGTTTATTATTAATACCGTCAGTAAACCACATTAGACCTTTCTGAGATATGCCCCTGTTGACTCTGGCCTGATCAGTTATAGGTAACCTACCTTGAACCCATCCTTCGGGGCATTCTTTTGAATGGGCCTCTATCAGCCCATTATTAAACCATTGGTCACCCAAATGCTGAGCACCAATCTTCTCTTTGGTTATTTCAGACATTTTTGTCCCCAGTAGGCGCTTACGGTGTGCTTCTGTTTTTTGAGGCAGTTGGCCCATGGTCCACCCTGATGGCAGGGGCTCATCCTTGGGCAACAACTTTTGTATTGTACCGTTATGACACACATTACTAGATTTAATTACCTCCTTATGTCTCTCATATGCATGGGGAGGAAAATGCACTTCTCTTTTTAAGCTAGCTAACCTTTTGTTCTGTTTGCTTTTATCACTAATACCGTACCACCAGCCTTCTGGGAGTCCATTACTAGTATCTATAGCTTTAGTCTTTTTACCATTTGTAACCATCCTTAATCCACTTGTGTGAAACTTGTCTGATCCGTTGTGTTGGTTTAGCCAATTAGGTCTTTCTGCTGCATTTATGCGTGTTAGATATTCAGATTCATTAGCTCTAGCTTCACTAGCTGATTTAAATATTTTAACAACTCTTACCACATCCGGTTCTCCGTGATCTTGTCTGAATTGTGTAACTAGATTACTACTGGTGAAATAAGTGGTCCACAAATTTGATGGATGGGCTTGTTTGGTAATTTTGGCCGATTCACTTCCATAATACCAAACATTATGTTGACGCCAGCCTATAATATAGGTATATGGTTGATGTTTAAGATTGGTCATGCTGAATGCTCCTTAATAGCGTTTAGAGTAGTTGGATGCTCGCAACATCGTGAACTACACTTTTATTTAGTGTCAGTTAATCGACACATCCGCTATTATAGTTAACTTTAATATAATTCACGTTAGTGCAGCTAATTGAAACCTCTGCAATTGTGTGTCATTACGTGCCAAAGACTTGGACTCTACATCTGGACGTTTTTTCTTGTATGGATTTTGACAGCCAGACAGTTATTGAGCTACTACGAGAATACTTTGGTGTTCAGGCTTGGAATCAGCGAGACTTTTCCAGAGAAGCTCCTGACTTGAATTCATGAGATTCAAACAACTAACGGAAGTACTGAACATACAAGAGCTTGAGACTCAATCTCTTGTATCTCGTTATAAACATTTGTCCAGCACAGAGCATACAACTGCATCAATACATGATGCGGTTCATCAACTTAAACAGCAGTTATTGACTTTAGATGACGTCAGTTATCAGGGTATTGATTTGCTGATGAGGGAAATAAGTCAGGTGCATGAGGTTCATGTGCACGATCTACATGATGCATTTGTGCATGCAGAAGGTGTCACTCCTGATGAATGGATTCAAGCTCACAAATCCGCAACTTGAGATCTGAGTCACCTTTTATCAATCTGTGATACACATGAGCTGGCACTTCGAATACGTGACCCACTTGTAGTGTGTGTGGAAGCTGATTGTCCAACTGGAACTGCCAACCTGTACCTTGGATCACTGTGATGTGTCTGTGGTTGCGATCAAGATGCCACACCATTTCTGCGTCACTAACATCCACTCTAAAAGTTCTCTCAAATTCATGTGCACTCAATTGGGTGTGAGCATAAGGCATCACCATCGGGCATTATCCTTGTAGCCTGCCTTAATTAGTGCAACAGCACACTTGATGGCCCCCGGTTTACCTTTGCCCTTGAACTCAGGGTCATTCAGGATAGCTTCCACTTCAAGTGGGGGATATCCAAATAACTCCACACGCTGTTGGGCAACCAGTGTGCGCAACAGAGGCAACGTGGCAGTGTATGTGACCCAAAACCATCCAGGTATCACCACAGGGGCTCCGTCCAAACTTGTGAGCGGATTTGAGTGGCATTGAAAATCCTGACCCACCTGGTCAGGCGCACCTATCAGATTGGTCAGTTTATTGTGTGTACAATTAAAATCCCTGCCCACATATTCAGGAGCATGGTTAAGGCTGGTGAGCTGATTGCGGCTGCAACTGAACGAGCCTCTCACACTATGGGGCGCACCCAACAGTGTGGTCAGTTTACCATCAGCGCACCCAAAGCTGCCACTCACATGACCAAATTGCACAGGCATACGACTCACCTTCTTCCTCAGATACACACTGCCATCCACATCTATCAGGCCTGTTTGTGGATTAATGAGTGTGATGGGACCCGTCACTAAAAAATATTTGTGTAATGTGGCCTCAATTTGTTTAACATCTACCATCTGGCATTCTCCTTGTATCCTGCTCTGATCAATTCCACAGCAGCTTTAATTGCACCTGGTTTACCTTGACCTGCATGGTTGTTCATGATTGTGGATACCTGTTTGGGAGCGCCCAACATGTTCACTGTTTTAGCATGCACAGTGAGCAGTTGTAACAAAGATAAATTCTTTTTCCAATCACAGTCAAAGTAATCTCCAACCTGTTGTGGTGCGCCCTGAAAGCTTTTCAAAGGATTATATCTACAGTCGTATCTGTCCCCCACCTGATTAGGACCACCTTCCAAGCTGATCAGTTTGTTACTACCACAATGAAAGCTGCCCCCCACCTGCCGGGGAGCACCTTGCAGACTGGTTAACCGATTATCGTAGCAGGAGAACCAGTCACCCACTTGTTCCGGAGCACCCATCAAGTTGGTGAGCTTATTATGCATACAGCTAAAACCACCGCGTACAACACGGGGTCCACCCTCAAGATCTGTGAGCAGATTACTAAAGCAAAAAAAGTCACCATGTATAGTGTGTGGTGAACCTTTCAGACTGATCACACCTTTTTCGTAACAGACAAAATCGCCCTTGACTGTGCCAAACTGCACATGAAACATGCCTTGGCTTATGTCCAATCCTTTGAATATGACATCGCCCACCGCATCCACTTCCCCGGTGTGGGGATTCACAGTAAAAGTGCCTTTCCCTCTGATCTGGAAATGCTTTCTGACCAGTTTGCTGATTTGTTTTACATCTACCATCTGGCATTCCTGTTACATCCTGCACGGATCATGTCTGCTGCTGCCTTGATCATGCCAGGTTTACCTTGCCCTGCATATTTCTCAAGGATGGCAGCTATTTCTGTGGGCACGTTGTATATGTGATCCACACGCTGGGGATAATTTAACAATCGCAACAAGGGTAAAGTGTGTGAATAGCTGACAACCACATGTTTCCCCACATGTGCAGGAACACCTTCCAAACTTGTGAGAGGATTTCTATTACACACAAATGAGTCGCCCACGTGACTGGGAGCACCTTTTAGATTAGAGAGCTGATTGTTTTGGCAAAGGAATGACCCTGCCACATGTGTGGGAGCCCCTTCCAAACTTGTGAGCAGATTGTAGTTGCATGTGAAGGATCCGCCCACATGTGTGGGTGCGCCTATCAAATTTGTGAGGCGGTTTTCATCACAGTGGAAACTACCCCCCACATGTGTGGGACAATTGATCAGACTGGTCACTTGACCATTACCCAAATCACAGTCCCCTGTCACTTTACCAAATTGCACAGGCACATGATCCAATATGATGCGATTGTACACACCTCCCTTCACATTCACAACACCTTGATCTGTTATGTTCACTTTGCCTGTGACCTTGAAGTGTGTGTCCAGCAGGGTTTCTATTTCTTTCTTGTTTACCATCTGGCATTACCCTTAAATCCTGCTTTAATTAATTCCGCAGCAGCTTTTATTGCACCTGCTTTACCCTGTTGTTTATATTTGTTCAATATAGCCTCCAGTTTGAACTGGTCAGGGAATGGCCAAATCTGAGAGGCCACCAGGGTGCGCAATAAGGGTAAATTTTCCGTATAGTTGAATTGCACATGGCCTTTGATCTCCTG